GCCCTGAGCACAGGATTCCTCGAAGCCGCAGCCCGCATGTTCGACCCGAACTGGCGGGCTGCCTACGCAACCCCCGGCGACCTCGCAGTCAAGCTCGACCCGCGCACCATCCAAACCCCCGCACTGGACCTGATCGACGAAGCACTCGTCGAAGCCGCCACCACACCTGACGCGCGGCTCATCATCTGCATGCCCCCCCAAGAGGGAAAGTCGTTCAGGTGCTCCAGGTGGTTCCCGCTGTGGCTGCTGCACCGCAACCCAGACACCCGCATCGCGATCATCTCCTACGAGTCGAACATCGCCAGGCGTTGGGGCCGCGCCGTCCGGGACACCATCACCCAGCACGGCAAAGCCCTCGGGCTCAGAATCCGCGACGACCTTGCCGCACAGCACGAGTGGCAGCTCGACGGCCACGAAGGCGGCGTGTACACCGCCGGCATCGGTGGGGCCTTGACCGGCCGCCCCGTGGACCTGCTGATCATCGACGACCCGATCAAGGACCGGGCCGACGCGGACTCTCCCACGATCCGGCAGAACGTGATCGACTGGTGGACCGACACCGGATCCACCCGCCTTGCCCCTGGCGCCCCTGTCGTCCTGATCCAGACGCGCTGGCACCCTGACGACCTTGCCGGGTGGCTCCTTCAGCAGGAGGATGCAGCCCGGTGGAAGCTCATCTCCATCCCTGCCCAGGCTGAAGCGCTTGACCCGGCAGATGACCCACTCGGCCGGCCGCTGGGGGAGTTCATGGGCAGCGCGCGCCGGCGCACGGTCGCGCAGTGGGAGAAGATCAAGGCCGCCCTGCCGGCCCGCACGTGGGCTGCGCTCTACCAGCAACGGCCGACCCCGGCTGAGGGCACGGTGTGGCAGGAGTCGTGGATCAGCGCGTTCCGAGGCCGCACAGGCGACTCCATGCACAAGTGGGTCAGTGTGCTGGTCGGTGTCGACCCCGCAGTCACGTCCAAGACCACGTCGGATGAGACGGGCATCGTGGTCACCGCGATGGACACCGAAGGCACCGGCTGGGTTGTCGACGACCGGTCCCTGCGCGGGACACCGACCGAGTGGGGGTGCGCGGTCTGGCATGCGGTCTTCGACTGGGGCGGCACTGGGATTGTCATCGAGGACAACCAGGGGGGAGAGATGGTCCTCACGGTCCTGCAGACGTCGTGGCAGACCGCGATCGCGTCATACCGCAAGCTGCACCCGTCCTGGCAGCCACCGCTGGCCCCACCGGTCACCCGCGTCCACGCCTCCCGCTCCAAGCGGATCCGGGCCGAGTCTGTGGCCGCGATCTACGAGGTCGGCAAGGTCCGCCACGCAGCTGACGGCACCAGCCGACTGCAAGCGCTCGAGGACCAGATGACGGCCTGGACCGGGGTGGGTGACTCCCCGGACCGGATCGACGCACTGGTCCACGCCCTGACCGCCTTGTTCTTGCCCAAGCATGCTGATGCTGGGGTGGGTACGGCCCGTCAGCAGGCTGCGTCTCGTCGCCGGGCGGCCGGTCGACGCTGAGGCGTTGCGGGCTGGGCTGCGCCCAGTAGCCCGATACGGTGTCCCTTGTGGCGTGCCACACGCTACGACGACGACGGAGGCCCTGTTGCGCACGTTCCTTCACGACCAGTGGTCCCCGCTCTCCCACATCGCCGACCTCAGCGACGGCCACGACGGGATAGGCCGCCCCCTGTACGTCGCGCAGTGGGTCGACGACGTCGACGCCCGCCGGCTGACCGCGTACCGGATCCTTTCGGCCTACGTGGACAACGTGCGCCGGTACTACATGTCCGCCGCGATGTGGGGCACCCCAGCAGGTTTGGAACTGGACGCGCTCGGGCGGCTCCCATCGACCTCGGACCCGTCTGAGGCGGCGAAGATGCGCGAGTACGGCCACGCCGGGCTGATCTGTGACGCAACCAGGGCCCTGGTGTTGGGTGAGGACCAGACCATCGTGGTCACCGACCCGACGCAGGAGGGTGACACTGAGAACGCCGCGACTGTCGTCGTGCGGGACTGGCTCGAAGCGTGGGCCGCCAAGGAACGCCTCGTCGGCAAGCTCCTCACCGGTGAAGAGTCCACCATCACCGACGGCGACGGCGTGTACGTCCTCGGCTGGTCAGCAGGTGCTCATCGGCCCCGCCTGAAGGTGTACGACCCCGGCTTCTACTTCCCTGACCTGCTCGCAGCTGACAGGCCCGAGTACGCCGACTGGGACGATGACGACTTCCCGCCCGTAGTTCACCTGGCGTGGGAGTTCGAGGACCAGGACGGTAAGTCCATCCTGCGCCGCACCACCTGGCGGATGGTTCACCTCGACACCGCTGTGTCCGCGCCGTGGGGTGGGACCCGCGAGTGGACGTGCCTGATGGAGGTCATTGAGATCCCCACCGACCGCCTCCAGCAGGGTTGGACGATCTACACCATCCCCACCGACGCGGCCGCCGTCACTGTGGTCAAGGCAGCCACGGACCTGCAGGTCGACTTCATGCCGGTCGTGCACGTCCCCAACGACGAACCCGGCGGGCGGCACTTCGGGCGCTCCACCCTGATGCGGGTCGCGATGATCCTGGACGACCTGATGGGCTCCGACACCGACCTGGCCATCTCCTCGGAACTGTCCGCACCATCCCCGACCGTGGTCATCGGTGCCGGGTCCCCGGTCCTCGATGGCGGGCCCGGCGCGCAGTGGAACGCCCCCGCTGGCTCATCCCTCTCTCAGCTCGACACATCCAAGTCGTTGGATGCGCAGCTGAAGTACTCCACCCACCTGATGGAGACCCTGTCTCAGAACACCCGCCTAGCCCTGGTCCTGCTCGGCCGGGTCGACGTGGCCGCCGCGCCCTCCGGTTACGCCCTGGAGCTCGGCTTCGCACCCACCTCGGCTTTGGTGCGGGAGCTGCGCAACGTGCGTGGCGTCAAGTACCCGCTGATCCTGAAGTTCGCGGTCCGCCTGACCCAGGTCAACGACCCCACCCAGATCCCCGCCGGGCCCACACCAGACCTGGGCATCGACCTGGGCGCGGCTTTGCCTGCGGACCTGCCCGCGGCGATCGCCGCCGTCAAGGACCTGCTGCCGATCCGGGCCATCTCCACCCCGACCGCGGTGCGGATGCTGATGCGGGCAGGGCTGCCGATCGAGGACGCCACCGCTGAGGTTGATGCGATCGCGGCTGAGGCTTTGGCTGGCGGGCACATCCTGCCGCCGCCTCCAGTGGTCCCTCTAGTCGTCCCTCCGGCCGCCTGACGGCGTGGCGTGTCACACTCCACGCGACACGGCTCTAGCGTGAGCCAGTGAACAGCCTCGCATGCGCACCGACGTGCACGGCCCGACCGACGACGATCTTGGAGGCAACATGCTCAAGGGCATGAAGCGGAACCGCGGTAAGTACAACCCCTTCGCCGGGCTGGCGTTCGGCATGCTCTGCAACGCGCCTGAAGGTGACGACGGCGGCGCTGGTGGTGGAGGCGGCGACGCAGCCGCCCAAGCTGCTGCTGCCGCTGCCGCTGCCGCTGCCGCCGACAAGAAGTTCACCCAGGACGACCTGACTCGCATCGCCACCGCTGAAGCCGCCAAAGGTAAGCGTGCCGGCGCCGCTGAGGTGGCCGCCGAGCTCGGCATGACCGTCGCCGAAGCCAAGGCCCTCATCGCCACCGCCACCGCAGCCCAAGAGGCAGCCAAGACCGAGGCGCAGAAGGCCACCGACGCTGCGACCGCATCCAAGACCGCCTCCGACGCGCTGGGCGTGACCGCCGCGGCGACCATCCTGGCGTCCAAGGTCACCACGGCACTGCTCGTGGCTGGTATCGCCCCGCAGGTCGACGGCAAGGCCAACCCCCAGCTGGCGATGGCGGCCCGCCTGGTCGACGTCGCAGCTGATGCTGATGATGCTGCGATCACGGCAGCGATCGAGGCCGTGAAGGTTGCCGCCCCGACGTTCTTCGCCCCCGTGGCCCCCAAGGCCGACACCGTCCCAGGTACGGGACCCAACCAGACCCGCGCTCCCGGCTCCACGTTCGGTGCCAAAGGCGCAGCAGAAGCCGCCAAGCGTTTCCCACCCGTCAAGGTCGCATAGACCCCACACGACGTTCCAACGGCTACCCCGCAGCCGCGATACGGGGAACGGGCACCACCGCCCGCAACGGTGGACGACGGCGGCACCTAGCCCGCACGTGCGAGAACGACCATCCCTTTCGCACGTGAGGAGCACGACGTGGACATCAGCCCCGTCACCACCACTTACACCCAGGAGGACAACTCCTGGTGCGCCTCGTCCTACGGCCTCGACAGCACCGAGACCGTCACCCTTGACGGCGCGGTCGGCTTCGTCGCCGCGACGCACTTCCCGACCGGTGTCCTGCCGTCCGGGACCGCCCTGGGCAAGGTCACCGCGACCGGCAACTACGGCCTGTATGACGACGCCGCCGTTGACGGGCGCACCCTGTTCATCGGTTTCACCGTCGGCAACGTCACCATCAGCGCGACCAAGAAGGTCGGCGCAGCGATGCTGACCCGCGGCACGGTCCGCGAGTCCAAGCTTCCGTTCGCGATCGCTGCGGCCGCCAAGCCGGACAACACCAACATCCGGTTCGTCTGACCCGGCAGATAAGGAGAAACAGCCATGCAGCTTTGGGACATTGTCTCGCCGGCCAACCTCACCGTGTTCGCACGGACGGTCCCCGACGAGTTCCCCGACAGCCTCAACCGGTTCCTTCCGGACCGGCTCATCGCCGGCATCAAGTCGAGGATCGCGCGCAAGACCCGGACCAACGTCGTCGCCCAGTACCGGGCGTACAACGCTGAGACCCCGATCGGGAACCGTCCGATCAGTGTCGCGGTCACCGAGGTGCTCCTGCCTCCGGTGGGCCAGAAGCTGATGCTCACCGAGTGGGAGCGTCTGTCCCTGGAGGCAGCCCGCAACGGCGGCACCGCTCTGGACGACATGGTCGCGACCGTCTACGACGACGTCGAGAACTCGGTGCGTGCGGTCCGCAACCGTGCCGAGCTGGCTCGTGGTGATTTCCTCACCGACGGCAAGTTCTCCCTGGTCGCCGAGAATGGTCTGACCATCGAGGCGGACTTCAGTCTGCCGGGCACGCACCTGGTGACCGCTGGGATCCTGTGGAGTACTGTCGCGACCTCAACGCCGCTCAGCGATGAGCAGGCGTGGGTGCTGGTCGTCAAGACCGACTCGGGTAAGGCGCCTGTCGCGGCGATCACGTCCTCGACGGTCGTCGGCTACCTGCTGCGCAACGCGGAGTACCGCGCCGCGTACTGGGGCGGCAACGCTGGCGCGCAGCCGAACCTGAACCG